AATTTATTCGGGACGCTGTCGAAACTGAAAATAAAAAAATAAGTTTTTGGGCTAAAATTATTAACTTTATTAAAAATTTATTCAAATGAAACATTTATTAAATTTCCCGACGTATCTTTTGATTCGGCTTTTACAGTTGCCTTTATTTTGGCGATCTGTTTTATCGTATTCAAAACATACATTTTTAGCGCACGATTATTTTATCGCTGTATTTGGTTACGGTGCTATTTTATTCAGCTGGCATTTATTGTGGATCGGCTTTTTAACTTATTGCGCATTCGTATTTTATGAAGTTTACAAAGATTATATGTTAAATGAAAAATTAAAAGATCAAGAATATTAAAATTATGGCACCACATTTTAAAAGCCCTGAAGAATTACAGAAAAAAATCGACGCTTATTTTAACAATGGCGTAAGGTCTAAAACAGTATTAATAGGAAAGGATAAAATACCGACTGAAATACCAATTCCAACAATTAGCGGACTCGCTTATTACTTAGGATTTGCGTCGCGTCAATCGTTTTATGATTACGAAAAAATGGAAAATTATTCTTACACCATAAAAAGGGCGCGTTTATTTATTGAAACGGAGTACGAAATGCAATTATCTGTCGGTAATACAACAGGCGCAATTTTTGCCCTTAAAAATATGGGCTGGATTGATCAAATTAGTACAGATTTAACGACTTTAGGCAAAGAAATTAAACAAGCTCCGTCGATAGTGTTTAAAACGTTTAAAAACGATGAATGACATTGAAATTTCGAGTAAATTCGAACCATTATTTCAATTATTGGACGATACGGCGTTCCCTGAAGTTGATACAGTCGTATTGACTGGGGGACGATCGTCGTCTAAGTCTTATAACGTTGCTTTGCTGTCGTTAATTGGGTTAGTTCAATACGGCTGGAAATCGCTTTATACACGATTCACGAATACAAGTATAGGGGATTCAATTAAGACGGAAGTAAGCGACAAAATAGAACTTTTAAACTTTGAAGATTACGTCGAGGATCAAAAATATCAAATAATTTCAAACCATAACGACGGACATATATCGTTTAAAGGTATAAAGACTGGATCTAAGGGACAAACGGCTAACTTGAAAGGTCTTTCAGGCTTTAACTGTTTTATCGTTGATGAGGCGGAAGAAATACCGTCTTTTGAAACATTTAAAAAAGTATTCTATTCAATACGACACAAAGACCGCCGTAATTTATCAATTTTAATATTAAATCCAACGATAAAAACCCATTGGATCTATAAAAAACTATTCAAAGAAAAAAATATCCCTGACGGATTTTGTGGCGTTGTCGATAACGTCCTTTACATACATTCCAGCTATTTAGACGTAAAACCTGAGTACATACCTAAAAATATTGTAAAGGATTACGAGCGAATGAAAGTAGAAAACCCAAACGAATATAAAAATATTGTTTTGGGCGGTTGGATTTCTGAGCTGGAGGGGACTTTATTTAAACGTAATGAATTTAAAACTTTTGCGCTTAGTCAGGTAGATTTTACGGCTTCAGTTGGTAAACTTGCATTTATTGACGTTGCCGATACTGGAAGCGATTTTCATTGTGTTGTAATTGGGGAATTGTTGGGCGATAAAATTTATATTATTGACGTGTTATTTACGCCACTTTCGACGGTTGAAAATGTTGATCTGAGCGCGCAAATTTTAAACAAACACAACCCTGAATTTGTACGTATCGAATCCAACTTCGGCGGATCAATGTATAACAGCCTTTTAACGCCTAAACTAAACACGTCAATAACGCCTTTATCGATTAGAGCTACAACGAACAAGCATTCGAGAATTATTCAAATGTCAGGATTTATAAAAAATCATTGTTTATTTAGAAACGATTACGAAATAGGATCTGACTACGATAAATTTATGGAAAACATACACGAGTACACCTCAGACGGCAAAGCTGAACACGACGACGCTCCTGATGCACTCGAGGGGCTTTGTTCAATGATTAGATCGTTTCACTCGCATTTGTGGCAATAAAACAAACTTTTTACTTGTTTTTACTGACTTTTTTTTAAGTTTTTCTTAGTGTTTATATAGGTTATAGCTGAATAGTAAAAACAAAAAAAGTTTTTCCCTATTCTTATATACATTTTTTCAGGGAGTTTGTAAAAAATATTTTTTTTTGAAAAAAGTTTAAATGTTTTTACTAATTGCCCTCAAACCCTTTACCAGCCTCAGAAAAAGTTGAGTAAAAAGTCAGTAAAAACATATAAGTTTATAGTAAACTTTTTACTTATTTACTATAATAGACGTGAAAAAAGAATAATTATAATACTAGACTATAAAATTTTATAGAGGAAATTAGCGGTTTTATTGAGAAAAAGTACAGTAAAAACTTTATTATGTTAAATAGAACTTTTTACTATAAACAAAAAAACCTACCTTATTAGGGTAGGTTAAAAAGATCCAATAAATTAATCGGACGTTTTTATTATTGTAAATTGATTATTTCTTTTAATTCATTTGTTGAATATTGCCCTGTTTGTAATAAAGTATTAAAGGCATTCGCTTTTTTCTCGAGTACTTCGGCTTTCTCTTTTAAGTTTTCCTGAAGCGCTGGGATATGTGAATAGTCCAATTCCAACCATTCGCCACGTTCAACAAGACCAAACAATTGCGATCTATTCATAGCCAATTCCTCAGCTTCGGGAATTATAGTCGATTGATAAGCCTGTTTCATTCCCTCCGCTAAATTTTCGTAGGTTGCGCCTTTGTCGCGTGTGAATAAATTATCATTTAAACCGTATTGATCGATAATTGAATTAAAATCGGCGTTTACTTCCTCAAATAACATTAAGTCTTTAGTCGGGAACGTCATCGCTTGCCACGTTAAAGCCGTGTTCGTCATAATAACCTGACTTTTTTCCTTTTGGATTCCGAACATACGATTGTATTCCTTATCTAAACGCTCGCGTTCGGCTGGAGTTAACGGTATCGCTCCTTGACTATCTTTTGAATTATTTGATAAAATACCTAACGCGCCTTTTTTGTTCATTATTACGTTACGGAATTCGTACGAAGCGCGGATATTAGAAATCGGCATATAAATCGGGATCATTGGCGATTCGCCTTTAATTGGGTTTTTACCATTAACAACGCGCGTATGATTTATTTCGTTTGTTTCAAATATTTCGTAACTGTCGCCACGTTCTAATTTGTAGTTTTTAATTACTTCAGAAATATCGTTTTGACGGTAAATTTTTCCTGTTGTATTGATTTCGATTTGTGCTGGGGGTAAATTTGTCAATTGCTGAGGCATTAACATTGAAGCCGATCTATTCACGAATTCGTAATTATTTCCGTAAATACATTTATTTTCATTCCATTGACGAATTAAATCGTTACCATTCATAAAGATATTAGGATTTTCCAATAAATTAACGAAAGGGCTATTTTCTACGATTGTAGCTTTCCCGCCTACTGTTTTGTAGTGTTTCCATTGTCCCGAAGCCAAAAGGTAACCACGACGTTGAATAACTGCATAAAGTTGAGGCGTTGTTAAGTAGATATTATAGGCGTCCCAATTGTCAGGGCTTAAAAATTGCGCTGATCCTGTTAAGACTTGCGACATATAAGACAAATTTTTCGTTCCTGAGTAGGATAAACGACCGCCGAGAAAGGCGTTAAAAAAGTCTGGAATACTTATTTTCATATACAAAAAATTTAATTTTACAACAAATTTACGATTTTTTTTAAGTTGTATTTAAAAATTATTAATTTTGTATTTAATATTTTTATTATGGAAAAGCAAATTTTAACAGCTGAAGAAATTAAAAAGCTAAAAAATAGTAGGGAAAAACAGGTTAAAAGCCAGCAAATAGTTAAGAAATGACAAAAGAACAGGAAATTAAAAGCGTTTTTGAAAACAAGGAATTAATTATTTCAAAGAAAAAAAACGAAGTAAAACGCGCTGACGTTGTTTTAAATGTTTCATTAAATGAAGCTGAAGAAAATACAAACAAAGCTGTTTCGGATTTAAGCGCTGAGGATATTAATATATTGAACGCTAAATTAGTGATCAACACGACTAATTTAATTGATTCGCATCTAGATTGCCACGTTCCGAATATTTGGAATAAATCGTTAAAGGAAATCGGTACGTTCTTTTTATTACAGGAACACGAAATGGAATTCGATATGGTTATCGCTGATTCGGTTAACGATAATTTAAAGGCATACGTTGAAAATA